ACAAGGCCAGCCTCGTGCTGGGAGACAGATTCGTGGCACCAGTGGAGCACGCTGCGAGATGGGATCCGGTGACTTAATCAATACGAGTTACTGGGGAACCTATAGTAAAATCTTGCTATGGGGGATAATCCCATGCTTTGGCAGATGTACCATCTTGAAAGGATAGTTGGCTCCAAGAGCAAGTCCCTTGTTCCCGAATGTCCTATGGCAGGACAGGAAGGTTCCTTGAGAAGTATTAATCCAAAGTATGGGGGGGTCCGATTTCAAAAGTGTGTTGCCTCTGGCAACCACAGGGATAACCCCTGGCTTAACAGCCTGCCTGCGGCCCTAACCTCCTTGCAAGGGGAGTTTAGGAAACCGAAGGATAGATCATGTTTCGCTGGGTATCCTATCTGAGATAGTATCAAAGGACCAGAGTCGTAAGGCTCTGGGGCAGATTACAACCCTGCTCGGGTATCCCAGAGGACCGTGGTTGGTTAGTATAATAAATAAATAAAAAAACTACCAATGTCAACTGTTTTCTCAAAACTTGAGTTAAAGACAGCTGCGTCTATTTGGCAGAGAGGTGTAAAATCCTCTAAACGATTGGTTGGACTGCTCGTGAGAGCGGTTCCTCTGATCGTGGGTGCTAATTCCCTGAGTTGGGTTAAGGCTGCGTTTGTGTTTTCTAAGTTCGTCGTTGATATGATTAAGTTCCAAGGCCATAAAGGGTTGGCTATCTATCTCAAGGCGGCTAACGTGTCACTGATGCGTCAGTTGTCTGGGAACAGAATAGTCGATCCTCGTGCTGCAGGATCTGCGGTGTCCCTTAGTCACGGAGGTTTACCTCGTGTGATTCCTGGGAGCCACCGGCTACGAATAAAACAGGGAGACCTTGGAGTCATTCGGCTCTGGTTGGGAATGTTTACACTTTATCGAGTGCTAGACTTCCGTGGTAAGATGTCTATTCGAACCATAACTGGTGAAGGGCGGTACGTCTCTAAATTTTTCCTGGAGGAGTGGTGGCTTTTTGTTAGTAATACTTTCATTAAGTCTATCGTTCTTCTGGGGGGTAGGAAGTTTCGTACTGATCTGGTCCCCAAGGATCACCGTCCTGAGAGGTGGTACGAGTATTTTATGGGGTTCGTTAAAGTAAGAGGGCAAAACCCTGGAACTTTACGGACATTCCATTTGTACAAGTCCAACTACCGGGAGGAGCTTTGGGGGTACGTAGTTCGGTTGTTTCCCTTGATGAAGTCAGGTCCCAACTCGAAGAAGGGGTCTGTCAATGTTGCCGGGATCCTTGAAGACGTATCTTCTTGGGTCTCGCGACCTGCTCTGATGGTATCTTTGATATCATTGGTCGCAGTTACCCGTTGTTGGAATCTCGTTGATACACCTGCCTGGGTCGCGGGGCGGAAACTGTGTGCGAAAGCGCATGGGATTACGCTCCAAGAACTGGATAAGGGTAAAGACTTGAAACCGCAAGGGTGGCTTGGCAGGCTCTCATTTGTTTATGAGCCTGGTAAGATAAGGGTTGTCGCCATGGTTGACTGTTTTACTCAGTGGTTATTATATCCTTTGCATCGCTTTATCTTTGATAAGATTCTGAGGGTAATACCTCAAGATGGAACTTTTAATCATGTTGCACCGGTTAAGAAATTAATTGGTGTGATGCGAGAGAGAGGACTATCTGAGTGTTATTCATATGATTTAAGTGCGGCGACTGATAGACTTCCGGTGAGTATTCAGGAACTGTTATTGCGTGTATTTACTACGGTGGACTTTGCATACCACTGGAGGGAACTACTTACACAGCGGGACTATAAGCTACCAAGGGATTATACCGAAAGGTATGGTTCCAAGGCGGGCGATAGTGTACGCTATGCTGTAGGCCAGCCTATGGGTGCATATTCTTCGTGGGCGATGCTCGCATTAACGCATCATGCTATTGTACAATTTGCGGCTTTCAGAACCAAACGCTTCAGCGGTTGGTTTGATTTGTACGCAGTTCTGGGTGATGATATAGTGATTGGTGACCGCTATGTCGCAGCTCAGTATGTAGAGATCATGGACACGCTTGGGGTTAAGATCGGTTTTTCGAAATCGATTATCAGTAAGAACCTAAGCATAGAGTTTGCAAAGCGCTTCTTCTATAAGGGAATAGAGGTAACACCTCTACCTCTTGTGGGAGTAGGCGTCAGCTGGCTCGGTGTGTCAGGGATACCTGAGATCGTGAAAACGGTTAAGGAACGTACTGGTAAACTCCTAAGTTTAGCGTCCATTGGTAAATGCATAGGTCTTGGGTATAAGGCTTGTTCGGGTGCGGCAACCAGCCGCATTACGGACTTACCGAATATCATGAGATCAATTATAATCCTCATTTCTCGCCCTGGTGCGAGTATGGGAGTGCACGACCTTTGGGAGTGGATTCGTCTGAAAAGATATAATTCATTCGGAAAAGCTACTAAGGGTTGGTGTGTTTCAGTGATTGACTCAATACGCCAACGACTCATTTCTCGGGATACACGTGAGACGCGCAAAAAGTTGTTTAAGGTCTTTGTACCTTTTCAGCTTGAGCGTGAACACACTGTGGAAACCGTAGATCTGGGGGGTTGGTGGACTAAAGTCATCAAGGAACCATACAAGCAACCCATGCTTGATGCCATAAGTGAGTTTGAGGAAGTACAGAAAGAACTGACCTCAAGTCTGGATGAATATACTGAGGAAAACCTCTTAAGTATTATTGACCGCTATGACCATCTCGAGGCGCTACTCTGTAAGCTGCCTACTGCGGTTAACTTGGTTCGAGATATGTCGGAAGTTTCCGGTTACTCTCGGCCTCGGAAACCAAAGCAGGTTCGCTTATGGAGAAAGTTGTCTCGCTATGGTCGTAAGTCGGGTCTTGTATAGTGATATACTAAGGCTCCTCCAGCCTTCTTGAACAACTCAGGGACGGTGCCCTGTAAATTGACAACTTACTTGGTAACGCTTTAGCATCCAACGCCTTCTTTCTTATGTGACTCTTGAGATCCTAGTCCTCTTTTGAGAGGTGCTCAGGATAACATCTAGAATCGGCACAAGTATTCGAAAGCATCTTCAGC